GCAGCTTTCTCTTTTTTAGATCTGTCTTCTGTTTTTTATTAAGTGGCTCTATTGTCTTCCTGGCTTGAAATTTTTTCTTTGGTTTCCCGGGACCCGGCTCTTTTACTGTTGGCAATTCCCTCTTACCGGCAGCAGTGTATATATCTATGATCCTTTTTGGTATCATGGCACCCCTGATGGTCCTGATCCTGGCGATTAGTTCCTTTAACGCATTCCTGGCATTAACAAATAGTTCTCGTATCCCACCAGCGTCTTCATGCATCTTCTCACTAAAGAAGAAGTCTCTTCCTTCCTGACCGAAATGTTCTGCTACTGATCTGCTATCTCCGGAAGCTATATGATATTTGCCAAAAGCCTTTCGATCTTTTTCAGGCATACGTTCCCAAAAATCATGATAGAATTCTTCAACAAGAGTATCGGCATCATGGCCTTTAAATAGATGGATAGCCGTCTTGACCTGTCCATCAATAGTATCCACCACCTCAGTATAACCAGTGCCATATGCTACTTCGCCTTCCTCTACTGTCATGCCTTCGTCAGCAAAAAATTCTTCAGCAGTCTGACCCAATTTTTCTTCGATATATTCATCAGTTAATTCTATTAATTCTGTACTAATAGCTATGCTGGATCTTGAATCAAAGTCTGGATCACGACTAAGTATTGTCCTGGCTAATTTTGCAACTCCAGAAGAGGTTTCACCAGCTTTTTCAGCTGCATTAATCTCATCCAGGGCCTTGACCTTAGATATTCTTCGTTCTTTTGTTTCTTCTTCTGTTGATACTGTTCCTGGGGTTGGCACTCCCTCCGTGTCAACTTTCATAGAATCTTTTTTCTTCTTTCCTTCTCTATAATCAAATGCTTTGCCGACCAATGGAACAAAGGAAAATGCCACCATTTCAGATGAAAGCTGTTTCCAAAATTCTAAAGTGGTAGGATCTTCTAGTTCCCCACCAGTGCCAATAACAGGTGTGGCTCTTGCTATTGCTGAAACTCGTTCTTCCAAGATCTCATTTATTACGCCATGATAACCAACTTCATCTAATACTGCTCTGAATGCCGATGGAGAAGCGGTGGGGTTTTTTGTTAACCATTTTTTCATTAATAAGTTTCTGGCCATTAGTTCCTTGGCTGATTTGCCTAATTCTTTAAATAAACCACCAGTTCTTTCAGATACCATTTCAATCCACTGTCCTTTAGTTGCAAGGATCAATGCATCCCAGGCTGAATCACCCGGACCAGTAATCACTAACTCTTCTTCCGGTGTCAATTGCATTTGAGGCAGTGTTCTTCCAATTGTCTCCGCTGTAATCCTAGTAACGCCAGCTGGAAGAGTCTGTGCTGTAGCACCGGCCACGGCTGTCGCAGACTTAACGGCTATTCCGCCTGCCTTTTTCTGTGAATATTGACGTAATGTCTTCTGACCAGATGTAGTAAGAAGTTTCTTTAAAACTGCCTTAGCAGTTTCTAATGATACCTTTTTTCCAGCCGTATATATTCCTCCAGTCGCCCAGATCTCACCAGCAAATGCCGGTAAGTGAGCAACTAGATTCAATGTATTATACATCCACGTTTTATCAGCCCTGGAGAATTCAACATATTCTGTTAATATTTTAATCTGTCGTTCTGAAGCTGTTCCATCTTCTAAAGCATTTGCCGCCACCACCAATATGCCAAGTTCAATTGCTTCGGCACCGCTGCCAAAGAATGGAAGGACTTGCGTCCATTTCCAAGTTCCAAATTCTGCAACCTTATCAAAAAAGTCTAACACTGGTGGAGGATGTAATCGCTCAAATTCCTCTTGTGCTTTTTTATCCTTTTTTGCTTTTGCTTTTTCTCTTACAATATTAACTATAGTTGGAAGATCTAACTCACCTTCTGCTACCAATGATTTGATTTCAGAGTAAAGTGCTGGATATGTTTCAACCAGAACTTGATAATTATCTTTGATAACCTGCTGTTGGTCTAATTTCTTTTGGACAGTGGCAGCTGCATTCATAACTTTTTGGACTTGGGTGTCGGATGCTTGTTGTGGTTGGTCTTCTTCTGGCTTAACAAACTCTAATTGTTCATCACCATCATATACGTCATCGGCTACAGCAGCACCGTTAACTTGTGTCTGGTCCTGGCTTACTTGCGAACCCAGACTTCTCGTTATATCATCACCAATAGACCTAACGGTTTCGTGATCCAATGCGTGACCGGTATACGTTGAAGCAAATTGATATGGATCTTTACCGGATCGTTCCCACAATTGATCAACAATATATTTACTGGCAGCATCCCCACTTTTAATATCTTGATATGCAGCAGTATAATAGGTTAATCCATCCTGGCCTACGAATGATTCACCCTTTGTGGCACCATACAAATTTGATAATTCAGATGTCCATATATGTGCACCCCAGTTATTGTGCCGCTTGCCACGATCACTATCGCTGTTCTCAAATTGAAAAACTGTACTGTATATATTGGGATATGCCATTTTTACCTATTTGCCTAAAAATCGGCCTCGTATTTGGTACCTAGAAGGCCACTTCTCCTTGCCAAGCATACTATAACACTACTTAGCCTGACGACCTTTTAGATAATTCAGGTCATCGCTGATATCGTTGATTTCTTTGATAATATCCTCATGTCTTCTGTCTCTTGACTCATCACTGCGATTCCAACGATTTATTAAAGCAATGACTTTGTTGTCAATCTCTTCTAGCTTTCGCATTAATGTTTTTGTAAGAAAAGTAATAAGGCCACCAAGCACGATAGCTGACAACCCTGTAAATCCATATTCTATCCATATTTTATCCATCATTTAAGATTTCATATCTACCCATTCCGGCAATGATAAAGTTTTATCTTTAGCCCACTTCCTTAATTCAGCTTTTCTATCACTGGAGATCTTATTGCTTTTGATGTACTTTTGGTACCAATTAGTTCTTCTAATCTGCCCCCATGTAGACATGCCAATTTTAATTGCTTTGGATTTACCACTTTTTATATCTATTACTTTGCCAGTTTCTATAGCTTTTATTCCGGGGGGGGGATCATTCTTTTTACCATTCCAATCATAAATACTTCCTGTGGCTTTTGCTTTATCTTGTATGTAATCCAGTTTTTTAATCTCCCCTGAATCCCCAGAGGCAATTATTTTTACAAGTTCATCCCATCCTTTGCTATCTTGCTTTACACCGCTATCGCCTTTACTATTATCAAATGATGAGGATCCAGATCCTCCGGCATGTTGAATCTTTGTCGTTTCGTCTTGGTCAGAGATTGCCACCCAGGTACCTTTTGATGTGTACTTTTCGGTAACTTCCCCAAATTGTCGTTCTTCTCCTATCTGTGGAATAGTTGAACCAGGCCCGGAAGATACAGTAGTTCCACCTGCGTTTTGACTATTGTTAGTGGCTACATTATTATCAGAAGTATCTAGAGTATCAGAGGTATCTGGCACTTCGAAAGAACCACCGGTTATTGATGGCATCCCTAATTCTTGACGGATTTGTTGAACCCTGTCATAATCTCTTTTTGCCCTGGATTGTGCAGCTGCGTTTAGTTTGCTTACATAAGCAATCCATTCCTCTGGTGACGATTCATCTAAAGATTTCAAATGACCCTGTTGACTCAAACTCTTTTCAAGTTTATATAACTCATTATATAAATCATCCTTTGCTTCTACCTTATCAGCCTCTGTTTTTTTGTATTTTGCGACCTTATCAGCCGCTGTTTTTTTGTATGCTGCGATCTTTGCCCTTCTAGGCTCATCACCATAAATCAGTTCCATCTCTTTTATTTTTAAATCAATTCTACGTTGCATATATTTTGGCAGCTTTTCAAAAGGGGACCGCTCCGCTTTTTTCTTTGCCTTTGCAGCGTTTTCTGTTTTACGGCTTGCATCATAATCAGCATAATTTTTCTTTATACCGGTCACCCATTTTGAAAATTCGGATTCGGTTTTTTCTTTAGCCTCTTCACTAATTTTTAATTGCATTTGTTTTTTATATGCTTCAAGTCTTCTTTGCCCAGCTTTAACATCTTGTTTTGCTCCCCAATCTTTAACCCCTTTTTTGACATCATCAAACCAAGTTTTATCACTGTCGGCTACTTGTGCATCCATGGCAGATGCTGCTTCTGGTGTAAGTGTCCTATTTTTTACGGCATCCATATAACCTGCTGACTTCTCATCAACACTTTTTTCCCAGTCTTCCATAGAACCCTTAAATTCAGATCCTACAGCCCTGTTATATAGTGCAAGCTGTTTAGCACCACCAGTTTCTTTCTCAATAGGCGGTTCATTAATCGCTTGCTGGCGGAAATTAAAAATATCTGTGGGCTGTTCCTTCTGATTTTTTGCCTGGAACTCTTCCCAATATTTATCTGGATCTAATATATCTAACTTTTTAAGTGTACCCCAACCTGCGATACCTTTCAGATCTCCTTTTTTGAGAGCCTCTATACCTGCATCGTATATTGCACCTTGGGAACTTTTACTGTTGGTTCCTCGGCCATGATATTGATACCAAAATTCCCTACCATTTTCATCTGCCATTTTTATTAGCCCAGTAGTTGAATATAAATTCTTCTTCAAATTCATCCGTAAAAAGAAACGGTTCGGTGCTTCTACAAACCGATGCTTTCCTTTTAATATAAAATGTTCAGCCATGAGTGCTCCTATTAATTTTTACTCTGCATTAGTAATTCCATAATTTTCGCTTTTTGATCTGCGGTTAAGTCTTTAAACCAATCTTGTTCTCCAATTCTGCCCATTTGGCCAGATTGTTCCAAGGTTGCCAAATAATTTGAACCTATTTCAGAAACACCACCCAATACGGATGATATTCTGCCTTCTTGAGTAGCGTAATGCTCTAATGCTTCATTATAAGCTGTATCAGTTCTTTTTATACCAATTTCTCCCATAGTTTTTTGGGCCTTATTTTGTATCTCTATATTTTTCTCGGCCACTCTTCTTGCAGTAATTGCTATTTGTTCTGACCCGGCAAGATCAACGTTTGTCATTTGTTCGGCTAACACACCGGAATCTTCTATTCCTTGTTTTACACCCATGCCTTGGATATTTGTTTTCGCTAGATTCGTTTCAATGCCCTGAGCCCTGGTGGTTGTACTCATCATTTGATTTACTTGCTGGGGGCTCATTCCCATCTTCATCCTTTGTTGTAAATTTTTCATATACGCTCTTTCAGCAGCCGTCACAGAGCCAGATCTCGATGGACCTTTCTTTTTTGTTAACCAATCCCACCCACTCTTAATCAGAGGGGCGTATTTTGCTGCTGTTAAAGCAATGGTTATCGGATCCATTATTAACCTCCTACCTTTGTTCCTGTTAATTGATAAAGGACACCCTTGCCCTTAAAATACATTCTTCCTTCATCCTCTGCTGGATATCCTGGGGATTCACTGTCTTTTGAGACAGTTGAAAAAATGAATTCCCCTTCGGCCACATCTCCTGTTTTTATGCTGCCTTCTACGATTCTAACTTTAGACTGTAGGCTTTTTATTTGTCTTGTAATATTACCCAAAACCTTCTCTTGTTTTTTGTCAGCAATTTTGACTGATTTAACTTCCAAATTTATTTCACTCATATTCGATCTCCAATCTGCTTATTTCAACTGCATTCTGTGATGATGGTGTTGTCACTTGAACCTGGGCATACTTGGCCCTGTTACCAATTTTAAAACTATCATATGGATAGTTAGCATAAACAAGACTGCTCGATGAGTTGTGGCTGCTTGCAGAAGTACCACGCATCCCACGCTGTACTGTATGAGATGTTGATCCAGCGGCAATGACTTTCATTATTTCACTATCAATTTTTATCCAATCACCACTTTTTAATTTTGTAGTACTTGTTGTTGAAAGTGTTTTTACGGAAGAATTAATCCCTGAAGTAAGCGTTGCTCCAGTCGCACCATTGTTGGCCCTCAATATCCCTGTAAATGTTTCATTAGCTGAATCACCATCAACAAACAATTTAAATGTTATATCATCTGTGCTCGAATACGTTGCATTTATACGTCTTACAAAAACCTTCCTGGCTAGATCTGTAAACTTGAACCAGCCGGTCTGTCTATTTGCAGACAAGGATTCCGAAACAGATGTTGGATTTAATTCAAGTATAACTCCATTATCAGGCATTATGGATCTACCTCCACAGATATTCTTTCAATTATTACATTATCATTCGCACTCGGAGGAGTTGATAATTCCACCATAAAATCTTTTGCTCTTCTACTTATTCTGACGCTTTTATTTGTTGTTTCTGGAGAAACAGCAGCCGGCAATATATGAGAATACACTTCATGCGTATCATCACCATCTGCAAAGATCTTGACAGTAATAGGATCCGGGGAATTGTATTCAATATTAAATCTTCGCAGTATAGTAGAACGACTTAAACTTGATGCATTTATCCAACCGGTCCTTCTACTGGCCCCATAAACTTCTGTTGGTGAAGTCTGAAATTGTAACACATGGCTCGAGTTGGCAGTGGTAATGGCAGTGACAACATCTTCAATAAAGCCAACACTGTCAGCGGTTGGGATTGGTACATAGTCACTTATGTTTTCTACAAAAGCAATGACTTCAGATACTGCATAATGCCATTGTCTTATCTGATAATCAATATTCTCACTAAAACCAGTAACATCATCCGTATCATATTCTTTAATCCAAGTTCCAATTAACCTGGTTATTGATTCACTAAAACCAACAGTATCATCAACAAGGGTAGCAGTGGTAATCAATGATGATACAGATTCACTAAAACCAGTAACATCATCCACATCATATTCTTTAATCCAAGTTCCAATTAACTTGGTTATTGATTCATTAAAACCAACAGTATCATCAGCCAGACGAGCAGTGGTAATCAATGATGATACAGATTCTACAAATCCAGTAGAATCTGATGTTGTATATATCTTCTTCCACAACCTATAAGAATCAATTACCGATTCACTAAAACCAACAGTATCTGTAACAAGGGTAGCAGTGGTAATCAACGATGATACAGATTCTACAAATCCAGTAGAATCTGATGTTATATAAATCTTCTTCCACAACCTATAAGAATCAATTACCGATTCACTAAAACCAACAGTATCATCAGCCAGACGAGCAGACGTAATCAATGATGATACAGATTCACTTAATCCAGTATTATCATTTATCCAATATATCTTTTTCCAAGACCTTGTAATATCATTGATTGCTTCACTAAAACCAACAGTATCATCAGCCAGACGAGCAGACGTAATCAATGATGATACAGATTCTACAAATGCAGTAGAATCTGATGTTGTATAAATCTTCTTCCAGGACCTTTCAATATCATTGATTACTTCACTAAAACTAACTGAATCTCCCGCCAGAGGCTGGTTTGTAATCAACGATGATACGGATTCACTAAATAAAGTTGAATCATTGCTAACTTTTTTTATTTTCCATATACTTGTCGCATCAATGACTGTTTCAGAAAAAAGTGGATGATCAAATACACTTTTTATAATCTCTGCATTAATCGTAAAGTAGGGGCCATAGTCAACAGGGTAACCATCAGTCTCAAAGATCTTTATCTTATACGATGATGAAGTGCCATCAAGCTGGCTAGATTGTATAGTCCATGAATAAGTGCCATCATTACTGGTGGAATTGGTAATAGTAGCTGTCGATGATGATGATTTAAATAACTGTATTTTTACATTACCTACTGAACCAGTTGAACTCCATTCCAAGTAAACAGTATCACCTACATTAAATGGACCTGTTGGACCATCAACCGTAATGCTTACGGCAGTCGTTATATGAAAAGTTCCGGAATATTTTATGCTCATTTAGCCCTCTCCTTGAGCCTGAGTATAAGTCACTTTCAATCTATAGTAATCTCCTGGATTTGTGACAGAACTTGGTAGGGTTAAACCTAATGACCCAGATGTAACTCCATCTGTACCAGAAAATAAAGTAGCTATATCAGACCAACTGCTGCTGTAATTAGATTGAAGTTTTACTTGATTGATAAACCAATCTGAACATACACCAGCGAAACTCCAAGTCAAAGTAAAGGACGCACCTTCTTCAAAAGATGAACTAGACGTTGGATTAGTAATGTTTGATATTTCACAAAACGCCATAGCTTTATCATCCTATCGCAACTGTCCAGGTTATACGAAGAATGTCAGTTGTCTGCATCGTGAAATTTGTGACATTATAAACTGCAAATGGTTCTGCAAAGGTTGCACCAACATCCTGTGCATTATTAGAATAATCTTTTCCAAGTTCAAATGATGAAATAGTAGTTGTAGCAGACTCCCCCCAAATAGCTTCAGCGGTCCATATACTAGAATTAGTAACATTAGATGTTGATTTATTTGAATGCATAAATAAGTCAAAAACAGGCTCGGTGGATTGGCCACTGAAACTTCTAAAATAACCAGTTGTAATTGATGATTTTGCTAAGATTCCATTCTCACCATCACGATCTGTGACTGTATTGCTATTATTGTCTCCAGGATATCTACCAGAAAACCAGTCAGATGATGTGTTTAAGTGATAGGTTGTACCCCCAGAAGAGGAATGCATTGCATCGATAATTCGTTCCATAATCCAATCATTAGTATCGTTGTAATCAACAATAGAAACCTTTGGTTCCATTCGTTCTACATCTAATGCATCATATACCTTAATGTCAACTGCACCTTTAATAAGAATTGTTGTTGGGATTGTGTTTATATTAATCATTGTATCTCCTATGAATCAGATATTGTTATTTGCCAAGTGACGTTCAATTGATCTCCATCGTCCAATTCTATTTGTGAAGAAAAAGTATGTGCACTATAATCAGTTAAAAAAGTGGTGGTTGACCAATAATGACCTAAAATTGCCGAAGGTATTGAATATGATGCCGATGCCTTTATAACTCCCTCAATAGTAAATGAAAGTGATGAGTTAGAATCAAGCGATGTATCCATTTGATACAAAGCTGTTGGAGAGGTCCCATTCAATACGATTCCCGACTCACCATTAGTTGGTGATGAGAAATCATCATTATTAAAAGGAGAATTCAGTAATCCGAAATTGTTTGTAGCTGTGTACAGGGTATCCGAAAGTTTGTTTTTTAATTCAGACTGAATTGTATTTTCTTTCCCTTCAGAAGTAACTACACTTCCATTTCTCTTAATTACTTCCCAACTCACTGTACCGCTTGTACGAAGAGTCTCTGCTAGTTTTCCCATGATTTTATATACCTCAAGGTGTTCCTGATTGTGTGTTAGTTATTGAAAAAATATTCATATCTTGATCTATTGCAAAAATGTCTGCCCCATGTATTGCACCAAGGTCAAATTGATACCACACAGCTTTACCTTGTCTAGCCTTGACCATATCAAAACAATAAATGTTTCTTATATCAGATCCAAACCGGCACAAGATCCTGGCCTTCTTTGGATCATAAAAAAATCTTGAATCTTCCAAATCCGCTGATGCCTGGTAAATGTCTTTTATGGGTTCAGTTATTGGATTAATATTAAAACCTGGATCTATCACATAAGCATTATCCTGTCCTGCAAAAAACGTTTGGCCAGCTACGGTAACAATAGAGTTGGGAGCAATACAGCCAATATTTTCTTCAGATTCAACCAAGCTAAATCTTGATGGATCTATAGTAGGGACATCCAACCTATATATTCCTCTTTCCATAAACACCACTAACGATCCAAGGTGATTAGTCAAACCTGTTATCTCTCCACCCTGTAGATCTTTTATCTGAATATAGTTAACTATTGGCAATATGTCCAGCTGCTGCAAGGATGAATAGATTACCCAGTCATCATGGTCCTCATCATCGCCACCAGGGTCCAGTCGAACATTGCCTACGAATTGTCTGCCAGCCAAATGAACTGAATACTTGTGATTAACAGTGACCTTCTTTTTTCTTCCCAGCGGATGTAATGCCCTGTCATTATAATGCATATCATAGAACCACAAAGTTACATCATCACCACTAATTTCGTAACGATATCCATCTGTTATATCTATAGTAAAAGTTCCGGTTTGAGTTATATCGTTTGAAACCCTCACCACCTTGTTCTTGCTGTTAACCACCACCTCTTCAATGGCTGGACCGCTTGTTTTGTATATTACACTTCCGTCTGCCTCCCCAGAGCGATAGTCCCAGGATGATTTATATAAAACATCCTTCCCAGCGGAAAAACCGGAGGATTGAAATTGATTGCCATCATTTGTGGTATGCTCATCAAATTGCCAATACGTATTAGATACTTTGTCAAACCCTTTTTCTGCATTTGTCCAGTTATAATTGCCATTAACTAATGCAAAAAGACCACTTGATGGAAATGATGTACCATCATGGTCTATTTCATGAGTGTTTCCACCTTGAGAAATTATGAGATCCCATTCATCATCACCCCAATGACCACCAAAGCTATCACTATTCGTAAGCTTAGAATGATAAAAGTAGCCTGTACCCAAAGATCGAACAGATACAGCACTGCCAATAACATCCTCATGGTCTGCTTTGGATTTTACTGGAATCGTGAATATGTGATAGTATACCGGATCTAAGTTTCCTGTTGCAGTATCAGAGAAGGACCTGTACAACTTAATGGATGTTATCCTCGGATTAAAATCTCCGGATTTATCTAATTTTAATCCTACTTTTAAAGTTTTATCATCACTAGTCAATTCAAACGAACTGGATGCTTCGGGCAGAGGATGCTCCTGTACGCCATCATAAACCGGGACAAATTTATAGTTATAAAAACCAGATTGACGCATTCCATCGCCTGCATCTGTTACCACTTCCATATCCCAAGTGGTTGGCAGCAAAAGTGTTGCATCGTCATAAATAAAACTGTCTACAGTATAATTTCCAAAAAAGAACTCCCTGTCAATCTTTTGGTATATACCAGCCTTTTTATTTAACCCATTAGCAAATCTTATCTGGCGACCATAATTATTGATTTCAATTGTTGTTGCTGGTGTGCCTGTACTCAAATCTTTTATAGTAGAAATACTGGTGAAATCGGCAGCACATTCTTTGATTTTATTCTCTTGTGGTTCAAAGAAAACCCAGACTGGTGCAGCCAAATCCTGATGCGACCACTTTACTATTTGATCAACATGATTACCTGTCATGGTAGATTGATCACCACGGCCAGAACGTTTGATCAGCTTACCTGGAACATCCGTTTCGAAGTTTATACTTACGGTTGCCGCTGATATTTCGATATCCTCTGGATCTGCATATGTGATTAGGCCACCATCAAACATTGGTATGTTTTTTATATGTTGTTTAGGGCTCGGCATTATTTACCCATACAGTGTATCGATTATCGTGCTTGGTCCACTGTAGCCTTTCATTGGTAATTGGGTATCTGCTTCCATTTTCTTGGCCTCATATATTGATATTGAGTTTAGGGAACTTTTATCATCCTGCTGATCTGCGTAGAGTGCTGCTCTAGCGTAATGAATTAAACTAGCATGATACACAGCCGGTATTACTGGATTAACTCCAGGATCTGGATATTCATATTCAGTACCCCTGGCATAAGCTACACCACCGAGTCCCAAAGATGCCCAGTCGTTTAATAGATCTTCCCAAGAACCGTATGTGTTAAACCACTGTTCTTCTTGCTCGCTTGATTTGTGTATTTGCTCACCATCTTGGAAATTGGTCAGGTTCCAATTTTTCAGGACCAAATATCCTTCGTCCTGGTAAATATCTACTACGTCAACAACAACTGCTGATGCATCGGAATCAGTACCAGAAACAGTATCACCACTATAAAACTGTTCATAGGTTAGATCCTTAAACCGTAACCAATCGTATCCTGGAGTAGCTAATAATGGATCAAGGTGGGTTGGCATAGCAGCATAAGAAAAAGATACTAAACCGGTTCCTTTAATAGGATATAAATATAATTTATCACCACGAACATAATAAGATTCGGGTGAACCGGTTTTTAGTCCTTTGTTCTGTTTAAAACGAGAAGATACTTTAAAATTTTTCCGATAATCTAATATCTTCGCATCGTATTCAACTTGACCAACGATCTCAATAAAATCACTTGGCAGCTTAATATAGGTACTGCCAGACTTATGCTGAAACGCCCAGTCTTTGATATAGCATTTTGTACCTAGAGCAAAATCTACCTCAGCTTCTTCCAAGTATTTTCTGACTTTAACTCTAGGCGTTCCAGTATCGAAGGACGTTAAGGCCCTATCAATAAGGGATTCCCAGGTCATGGGTTAACCCCTGCCTTTAGTACCTATTCCACCTGGTGCTTCTGTTGGATATCTTGCATTTAAAGAATCAATTTGTGCTTTGGCATTTGCAAAAGCAGCATTAGCCCTATCCACTTTAGCATCCATCTTCCACAACTGCGATTCAGCCATATCTACTATAGATTCATGCAGTGCAACATTTAATGAACATTCATTACTATCCGCTTCAAGATTTGCCGGGGACCGTAAGAACCACACATTAATATCATCTGTGGCACCAGGACCTTCAACAAATAGTGTGTCTGCAAATACATACGCAACTGGATTAGTTGTGCTACCCGCAAGGTAGGAATTTTCCAATCGTTTCTGATCGCCTGGATCTATCATTGTACACCATACACTATCGGTGGCATCATATACCGCAATGATTCCATTACGCATTACATTTTCCGATATATCACTACTGCTTATGCCGATATCGATAGCGTTATCAGTCATGGTAATACCTTCATCGATCACTTGTAATTCGCCTAAATATGCATTGTGAATCAAATTCACCACACTTTTCTGTGCAATATTCAAAGCATCTAGCTTTGCAGCTTGAGTAAAAGAAGATTCCGCAGGATCTTCCAATCGTAAGCCTAGTGTTGATAACATTTCGTTACCTGTCATTTCTGACTCCTTGTTTAATTAAGTGTTAGGCTGGCCCGGCTCACAGGCCGGACCAACCCAACGGTTTCAGATAATAAGATCGTCTGAAGGTTTGGTTAAGATGCTCTAGTAACCAATTTCCATGTGCCTGTTGCAACAGTACAGAAGTACATATTTGCAGCAGAGGTATCCATATAAATAGATCCCTTTATAGCAGCATGGTCAGGTGCACCTTGACCAGTGTAATAGTTTACACCGCCAATGGCAGTATATACAAACCCCTCCGCATCACGCTCACCGAGCATTCCAACCTTCTTACGATCCGCAGCTATTTGTGCTGTTGCCATAATAAGTACCTCCTAGGTATAGTTCTGAGACAGACCTTTAATAAGGCCTTGCCTAGAAGCATTGGAACAAGTCAGGGCACCGAGCCACATAATTTTGGCTACGGCTGCATCCTGATTTACCGGTTTCATGAATTTCTCAAAAGCAAAATTCCGCTTTCGATGATGACGGAAACCCAGATATTTCTCATTCAGGAAAAAAGCAAGTCCAGCGGGACAATGGTCGTCCACCACTACTGGTGTGCCACGGTACAGTAGGTTTGTAAAACCAGCATCAGCTAAAGATTGCGATGAAGCACCGAATCTTTTCTGACCAACTAATGATTCTTCATACGCATCAAATACAACCTGTGTGGTTGTAATAAGCGAAGGTTTATCATTGTCTACCGTACACGCACCATACATTTCCCGGAACTGTCTTTGGATGAAATCAGCGTGAGCAGGATCTGTCATATTTGCATATGAAGCACTGCCACTCGTTGATCCCTGTGCATCCCACCAACTATAGTTGCTGGAATTAATTCCACCAAGAGTTCGGCCAGAATCGATGATATGTTGTAACCCGATGAACTCGTCACCGGAATCATCACTCGTACCGTATAGTGTGGAACCAAACAGATCCTTTAGAGATTTCTCTGCGTTTTTGACCTTGGCCTCTAATAAATCGATCACACGCTCTGGGCCATCATTGAGCATTTCCTCTTTACCGGAAATACTAATAGTGGCATAAGCCTGTTTCCATTGATATTCCGCATCTGTGAATACTTCCGTAGGACTAGTGTCCAGGATATCGTACCCGCTAAAAAAGCCTTTAGCATCTGCTTTACCATATTCAAGAGGTTGTAACACCTTGTTTCCGGAAGCGGCTGCTTTAGATTTTCTTAACATCCGATGCGTTAATATGTTAGAATCGAAAATATTATCGACCAAAAGGGGAATATACTTATCCTTCGTTAACGCACTTAAATTGTCATAATTTAAAGGCATTGTTAACTCCTTTGTTTAAGTTTATTCATACAGGTCGTAACTTTTTAAAGCCTGTGCTCTTGCATCATCAAAATCCTTCGGCTTCACATTAGACAAAGATTTAGAACCTTTGTGCTTAACGGATGCCTCCGGTATTGACTTACTGGCACTTGCTTTCTCTAACGTCTTCACTGCCTTTGAGAATGAACTATCAACAGTTGCTTGATGATAAGTGAGCACGAATGCATCTTCTAAGTTGCTCATCCCTTTTTTAGATGCAGTTATCAAAACATCTTGAATAGCACTTTCCTCCCCATTCAATTCTGGATGGTTGCGGATTAATGCTTGGATGTCTCGCTCAACTGCTTGCTGGGCATTTTGCATCTCTACCTTATCTTCTAACTCCTGGATCCGGTTTTCTTGGTCCGAATCTTTCGTGTCCTGTGGTGTTTGTACATCTACATTAGGCTCATCAGTTTCCGTAAATAGAGCGTGGTCAGGCCCAAGGTAATCCTTGAGAGTCTCCCTAAGGTCCTCATCTTGCAATAGATCATCGTACTTTTTCCTAACCTGGTCCAAGTGCTTCCGATCATCTGCAAGTTGTTGTGCCTTTTGGGTATTGGATTTCTGCCAATCGCTTCTGTTCCGAGAATCATCAATGGCTAATTTGAGATCCTCAAGCGAATAGTTCGTTCCATCCACATCTATTGGTTCTACTGATGGGTGTGCATCTTCAGCTTTATCCGGTTGCTCAATTTCTTGAGTCTGGACTTCTACGGCAGCTTCCTCACCGTTGGGTTCACTATGTTCTTCTGTAGGTTCTGATACCACATTCGCTTCTTCGACCAGCAGCGAAGTTGCATCAGAATACGATACTTCAGCACCATAGATTCCACCTTCAATATTTTCACTCATATGTTGTAACCTCAACAAAAGTTAATTTATTTATTTCCATTTGGTATATAAAATCCATCATATTTAAATATTATCCAAAGTTATCTGATCATTTTCTTTTTTTTTAAGATCTTGACCTCAGATTTTCTGGAAGTCTTTCCATTAGTGACGGATCCTTCTCCAACTTTCTCATAATATCATCCTCATTGGTCCCCAGACTAGCCAGTTCTTCATCGGCCATTGGTTCAGCATTACCTGTGTCCATTTTCTGGCGTTCCATTAAGGACCTTATAAGCCTTTCTTTTCCTGGTAATTCTATATTTTCTAGGATATATAATGGATCTGTGATTAACCCCATTTGCATTAGCTGGAGTATTTTGTTTTCAATCCACTCTCTGTTTTCTGGTAACATTGAACCGGATCTGGCTCTAACTTCAAAGTTCATACCCTGAAGCATAGAACCTATATATTTACGATCTTCCATACCTGTGTCCGTTTCAATACTTGTCGTATGTTCTTTTGTCCCAAGATTTACAATCATTGCCACCCAAATACTACCAAGGGTTTGAATTGCCTGGTCCACTGATCTGGCCTTGAAATCGATTTTAGTAGTGGATGCCTGACGATAAATCTGTGCCTGAATACCACTGGTTACATTAGCATCAGCTTTGCCTTGAGTGGCTTTATTTACGCCACTAATAGTTTCAAACATATCCTCCAGCAACGAATAAAAATTAAACACATAACCTGGCATACCAGCCGGCTGCAACATGGTCACTTGACCGGGACCACGTTTTCGAATTATACTGCCAGGCTTATTGGTGATCTGATCTACAACGTCTGTCGTTTCATCTGCTATCCACATAGGATTGGCCATCAGGTGTGTATTATCCATTATTTGACTGGCTAAACGATCTAAAGATAGATTTAGAGATTTTAGTCTTTTTGGTTCTGGCTTACCCCAGAAACTGTGAGCGGATCCACCATTCTTTAATACTATAAAAGGGAAAGGGCTGGGAATGTGATTCTCTTTTGTTAAGAATGGATACCTGGTTGGTCCATCATATAATAGAACACCATTGCAAATAGTTGTTTGCCGTATTAAACCAGGATATTTATCCATCTCTTTGGGTTCCTCTTCCGGGTCATCAGCCTCAACATATTCCTTGGAATAATCCCTAGCATAACATTCAATTAATAATGCTCTCTCTTCCAGATCTTCCATGGCCCTGGATGAGTTTTCATAATAGTTTGTTTCTGATCCGGTAGTGTCCGTGATCTGAACCACATCAGTACCACCAACTTGAGTATCGTTGATCTTTAATGCTTCATACCTGTCCAGTTTAGATTCTGATTTTACATATTTACCATTCTCATATTTGTCCCTAATCTCCCATAATGGTGTTGGTGCAGCATAGATAACATATTCTGCATTCTCTAGCTTTGTGGCCGATGGATTCACAAAAAAAGCATAGGGATCTACAACATCAGCATCAGGTAGATCATCATCTGCAAAAGTTATCTTTAGAATTCCGTTACCATAGACTAGGTAATCCAATAACCACTCCGGGACCAGATTCTGCATATCTCTGATTACCCACAATTCATCCATCTGTTTTTGCAAGATCTCAGCTGCTTTTGCGGATATATCATCTCCACCTACAGAAATGATGTCAATGCGGGGAGGGCGGTTGGAAAGGATTGGGACCATAGTATCTATGGCACTTGCAATAAGATCTAGCGTAACCTGATTTTTAAAGGATGGCATATTCATATTGTGCCAATGATCGCCCATATATAATCGTTCAGCTTCCCGCCATACCTTGGTCGTGTTTTCCCTGGCACGATGACAAATGTCAAACATGGCCTCGTTTTTCTTAATTATTTTTTCTTCTTTGCGACTTGGCTTGTACGCTTCTTCTGTTTTATGAGAACCATGCGAAGTAGAATCTTTTTTTGGTTCGTACTCTTCTGGATGTATTGCCATTAATTTGCCTCGATTTGAATGTTGTTAAGCCTTTGATCCGTGACTTGATTAACGATAGTAATAAGTGCACTTTTATAATCACTTCCTATAGCACCCATTGCCTCTATTCGCTCTATCTCTTGAATAACTTGCCCAACTTCGGGCATCTCTTCTTCTTCCCATCTGCCTGTTTCCGGATTGAACCATTGTAAACTTATCGGTGTAATTGTTGATTCTTTCATCATGCCCTTATTCCACTATAATCAGTTTCCAGTGATAATAATTTATCTAATTCTTTCTGTAACCATGGCTTTTGAATCACTTTGGTTGGCGATCCTACATAATGTAAAAAATATCTCATCTGATCAGCATGATGATCCTCTCCTCTTGTATTCAGGTCCTCCGGTTTCTTATCATCGTGGACTAGGGTTGGAATTGTTCTTATGAAGTTTGGACAAGTGGAAAATACCTTTAATTTTGGTGGCTGACCTTCGTAATGATCTATGTACTGTCGGCATAGATTCCAACCGTTTATACGCTCATTGTTGGCTTTGAACATGTTGATACCGGCACGGCTTAAAATATCAGCAATGCTCATGTTGCTTGGGGCAACTATATCACTTCTGTTTGTGTTTTGTGGATTGCGTATCCACATGCTGGGATCTCCTACAGACATCATATATTCTTCTTGGCCACTCAATTCTATTATCCTGTCTATGTGGTGACTTAATTCCTGACCAGCTTCGTAATGCTCACGATATAAGTAAACATTGCCGAAGAAATCTACGGCCCACCACCCACATGCGAATGGTGCTGCAAAACCATAATCAATAGACCTGTATTTGTACCATTCATAAGGAATGTCAAATGGTTCTATTACATGAAGATCTTGTCGCCACTTTTGAAAGAACTGTCCAGAAAATACATCCCAGTCTCCATCTAGCCAGGCTCGCCTTAATTCATCAGGTAACGCCTTTAAACTGTTAATATACTCTGGATCTTCACGCATAATAGTAGGGTTATCTGTTACCTTACTGGGTATGAAAATCCGAGATTTTCCGCTTTTCTTGTCAAAGTGCGTTTTGTTCCTTGCTACATCTACAAACCTAGCCTTAACCCAACCATGTCCAGGGCCCCCGGGGTTTGTTGTCCCAAACACCTGTGCCTTGAGACCGGGGATCGTGCTTCGTGCTGATGATATTAATTTTAAATAATCTAATTCATTAGGGATTAAAGTTAACTCTTCAATACCAATTTTCTGATATTCCTGTCCTAGGTACTTTGTCCATGCGTCTTCATTGCTCAAGTGCCCTGTCCAAATCTTGGCTCCTGATGGGAATTCAAATTGTGCCGGATTACCTGTTACCTTTACTCCCATATACCGGTATAAGTACTTGGCCCTGTCAATCCAATCTTTTAAATCGTCATAGTTGCGTCTGATTACTAATCCACGATACCTTGGCTGCTTTATGTAAGCTGGCTCTACCATCCAAACAGTCATAGCCTCTGTTTTTCCACCTCCCCTGCTGCCGCCAAAAAGAATCTCGCTCTCCTGCCTGGTTAATACCCTGGTCTGTGGACCGGGATGGGGTCGCCATATTATCCGCTCTTCCATTATATATTTGCCACTGGTACCATAAAAGTGT